CGGGTTTCGGAGAGGGAGGAGTGGGCCTTGGATCCGGACTACTGGGAATGGTGTGCCAACCCCCCTCAAGAGGAGGGGTGGGACCATCCCGGTCAAGGATTGAGGCAGCATTGAACGATGGGGAGGTGGGTTGGACAAACTCGATATCGTATTCGAGGAAGACCTGACCCTTGACCCCCCCATCACCTGTAGGTGAGACTTGAATGGTAAAAGCACCCGCAAAGCGGGTATTCTGGTCCCCAGCCACACCCGAACCAGTGTATAACCAGGGTGACATCTGATGAATTTCAGACGCGCTCAGGGACACTGAAAGGGGATTACTCCGGTTGAGTCCGGTACCACTCCAAACGGGAGCAGTAGTGGACTTTGTCATCTGGAAGATGGAGGTTATTTCACCTGCCACATACCAGTTCATGACATCCGTGTACTCAGGCAAGTACGCCAGAGTTATGGTACCCGGGGTAGTAGTGGGACAACCAGACGCAATGACCATCCGAATTCCGTGCACGCGGTAACGAGAATAGTTAAGGGCAATATTCTTAAGCCAAGGGAAGTACGTAAATGCACCTCCCAAAGCTAGGAAACCCTTAGTTGTCCCACCCGCGTCGGAGTTCAGATTATCAAGTCTATCAACAAACCTCACTCTCAAGCCATCACGGGTAACAGTCAAATTCCGGTTTCCGAATGCTGTCCTGGATCCCATTGAATGGGGAACGGACACAATTCGGGAACTGGAATTGTTCCCTGTCGTCCTCTTGGACGAACCCGAGTTACTCTTCTTTTTATTGTTCGCCATGGTGGACGACTTTCTTTCACTCTTCAAATAATTAGTGCAGTACGATAACTATCGTACCGGACCATTGCCGTCGGAGAGGGGCCTCTTGGTCTCTCGTTCCGCCTCTTGGCAGGACCCCCGGTAATTAGAAGAGTAAGGTAAAGGGTTGTTCATCAGGCCCAGTGGTCCCCCTCCGAAGGTGGTACCACTGTTTCCTTTCCCCCGACCACGTATTGTTGAGGACAGACTCCAATGCAGTTCCACCGAGTACGTTCACATTGGGATTCTTCATCAAGAAGCGGTTAAACCGCCTCCTTCCGAAAACCTCCGAATGTTTGACACTGGTGGGAGAGACGATCCACTGTCTCATCTGCATAATAGGACGGGAGTATCCTCCACTTCGAGAGTACGGGTCAGGCACTATCCTCTCAGGCACCAGGACCAAATCGGGGACACCCCAAACCAGGAATCTATCCTGCTGGGGAATCTCCTTCTGGTAGAGGGTTTCGATAGCCGAATAATCGGTACGGATCCCTTCCCAAATGGAGAAATCTCCCGTCCTGTGTGCCTCCATAAATCGCAGTTGGTACCGGGTGTATTTGTGCTCTGGCGGAACAGGTAATCCTAAATTACCCAGATCCGTCGGTCCATAGAGAGAACCCGGAAAAGAACTTAAGATCCGCTGATAACGGGCCCTGATCATCCCGTGGGCATGTTTCCTCGAGGAAATGGGTACCCCTTTCCAGAACTCACGGAGGATACCTCCGAGTTGTTCATAAGGGAGAACCTGTTTTCCAGTCTTCTTATCGAAGAAGTCGGAGACATAACCCAAGAGACCTACGTTCGGGACTGACAATCGCTTAAGCGAATTTGAAGTCTTATCCCAGGTGTAGATCTCAGAATTGATCATGGCCATCTCATTGGAATAGTAGTTCTTACCAACAGACTTCTTGAGGCCAACATGCCTCGTATGGAGTTCCCATTCCTTGTACTCTTCTTCATTGGCAGCGAATATGACGTCATCTCCATTGACACGAATAAATCGGTCTTTGGGAAGTGCCATCATGCTCACCGACTTGTTAATGAGACATAGGATTGGGAATGAGAGGATGTGACCCATCATCTGGCCTCTCTTGAGGTCGAAGAAGTCCCCATAGACCCCATTGTTACGGACGGGGAGACCTAGGGAAAGACTCCCCGGTTTCGCAGATAGGTAATCATCCCGGGAAAGATCATTCCCATGGATGAGAGCCCTATGCACGACGATGTCCGTAAACGAAGATGGGACAAATCGCTTGAACCACATGACAAGTTCCTCTGGTGACCAATCGGCCATCAGTATCTTCGGAAAGTTGAAGTCAGTGTGATCCAGCATACACTTAACAGCGAAGGCCGTATAGTGTAGATGGATCCGATCCGTCGCAGCCTCATAATCTCCGGAGACAAACTTCTGTCCCTTGGAGAGTCTGAGACCCTTGATGGATTCGGATACTGGCTTCCCCCCAATCAATTCATATACTGGATCCCGACGCATGGTCGAGTGCCAGGCGAGTTGAAGGGGCTTTAAGATCTGCATGAGATACGTACTCTTGGTGATTACCCGCACTTTGAGCGGCTCACCGAGACCAACGGGCTCCACAATGTGGGGAGTCCAGGGTCCTATGAGAGGATACTCGTGCAGAGTCTTTCGGAAGATAATCTGGACAATCTGTGCCCAGATGGGAGACATGTCAGAGAACATGGTGTCACTATCGAGCTTTGCCAGCTCGGTAATCTTAGTGAGCCATGGGTGTTCAGCGATCCAATCCTGGAGGATGGCCCGGAATCGTCCGGTGATCCCTCCCTTGGAACGGGGTGCTTCAATACACGATGATGGAGAAGGGGTGAAAGGAACCTCCCAATCCGCCTTAAATCGTGGAAGTCTCTGTACCTCCTGATAAATGGCCTCCTCTATGGCGTTACGCTCATGGAGGATGTCATCATCTGGAGAACAGACAAAGCGGATGAAGTCATCCACCTTATCATTCACGATGTCCTGAGGAAGGGAGGGGAAAAGGCGCTTAGAATAGTTTATCATGGCCGCCAACCCAATCTTACGTCCAACATTCCTCCTAGAGAGGAGTCGGGTCTTAAGAAAGGATCTTGGGTGGCCCATCATTTGTTTCCAAGCAGCCTCAGGGCTGAACCCGGGTGGGTACTCATCCCTTAGCGCGATGGAGATGAAACCGGAGACAAAAGTCTTCAGTTGCTTCGCCAGAACACTAATGTCCTTCAGGTCGAAGGCCTTGGGATTGAGAAACCCTTTACCAAACTGGACACCAATCAACTTGAACGTGTCGACTAGTGCGGCGTCTGACTTTTGAAAGAAAGTTTGTGCCGACATCTTGTCTGCAAGGTTCCGGGTCTCATACCGGGCCTTGCCGACGTTAGGGTGGATTCGGCGACGTGGTCCCCGCTGGGAC